GTATTCATCCTAGTTGGGAAGGATATAAAAAATTAGCAAAGGACACCAAATGATTGAAGGAATTGATTACTGCTACATCTATCCCAAGAATGATAAAACCTCCGTGCATATTAAATTCTTGGAAGGTGCTTATAAAGATACCATATTCAAATATGGTAAGGTGAAATTTAAGGAAGAAAATGAGCAGGTCTATTTACTTTTTGCTTATGATGTGTTAGAATCACCAATCAAGAAGCCAGCTAAACTGGAAAAAGACGACACATTTAAGAATTATATTGGTGACTTATTGGTAGAGATAATGTCATCTAACATTGAACAGGAAGTAATTGATGAAGCTGGAACAGACGATATTAAAGAACCTAATCTATAATGATGATTACCTACGTAAAGTACTACCATTCATAAAGCCAGAATACTTTACTGATAGAACTGACAGGACACTTTTTAATGAAATTACATCATTCACAGAAACTTACAATTCTCCGCCAACGATTGAAGCACTTACATTGGCCGGCAAAGAAAGGCGAAATCTTACAGCTGATGAAGTGGAGAAGTACGAAACTTATCTACAAGAGATTGAACAAACTAAAGATACAGAATCCAAGATACAATGGCTTGTTGACAAGACCGAAGAATTTTGCCAAGAGAAGGCCATATACAATGCAGTATTGGGGTCTATTTCTATTCTCGATGGAAAAGACAAAACCAACGACAAAGGCTCGATTCCCAAAATACTATCAGACGCATTGGCGGTAACCTTTGATACTTCCGTTGGTCACGATTACCTTGAAAACTCCGATGAACGATATGAATTCTATCACAGAAAAGAAGAAAGAATTCCTTTTGACCTTGATATCTTTAATCAGATAACCAAAGGTGGTTTACCAAAGAAAACACTGAACATTGCTTTGGCAGGAACTGGTGTTGGTAAATCATTGTTCATGTGTCACGTTGCGGCTGGTGCCATGGTAATAGGCAAGAATGTTCTGTACATCACCATGGAAATGGCCGAAGAAAAGATTGCTGAACGTATTGATGCCAATATGTTGAATGTCACCATTGATGACCTTATGAATTTACCGAAAGATATGTATGATAAAAAGATTACTAAACTCCGTGAAAAAACTGTTGGAAAACTTATCATTAAAGAATATCCAACAGCGTCTGCAAGCACCATACATTTTCGTGCCTTACTCAACGAGCTCAATCTTAAAAAATCTTTCGTTCCTGATATCATTTTTATTGATTATCTTAATATTTGTTGTAGTTCTAGGATTAAAGCAGGAGCCAATATCAACTCATATACCTACGTTAAATCCATCGCCGAGGAGTTGCGAGGTCTTGCCGTTGAGTTCGGAGTACCTATTGTTTCTGCGACACAAACAACTAGAAGTGGATTTACTTCTTCCGATCCCGGACTTGAGGACACAAGTGAGTCTTTTGGTTTGCCGGCAACCGCAGACATGATGTTTGCTTTGATTTCTTCCGAAGAACTGGAAAAACTTGGCCAGATTATGGTGAAACAATTAAAAAATCGTTATGCTGATCCAACATTTCATAAGAGATTTACATTGGGTATTGACCGTGCTAAGATGAGGTTGTATGATGTTGAACAATCCGCACAACAAGGTTTGGCTGATGCAGGTCACACAGATAAACCATTGAACACATTTGGTGACCGTGAACGTCCACAGAAAAAACAATTTACTGGATTTAAGGTATGAAATTAGAATTTGATGATGCAGTTCATTGTGCCAAAGTATTTGAAGATTACTTTGGTAATTTTGACCGTATTGATGAATATATGCGTGACCAGAAATTGAATTCTCTGGCTGAACTTCCATCCAATCCTTTGTTTCCAATTGAAGATGAATTGTTTCAAAATTTCACCATACATCCAAAAGATATGGACTTTGAAGTTATTGAAATTGATAATGAAACATGGACCAATCTACTTAACATTACCTCATCACATGTAAACATTCCACCAGTTGGTCGTAATGTCAAACTGGCAGTACGTGAAAAGAACACAGGAAAGTACGTAGGATTCATTCGTCTTGGTTCACCAGTCATCAACTGTAAACCTCGTAATGATATGCTTGGACAAGTGTTTACACAGAATCCTGCGTGGGGTAAACGATTCAATAACTCTGCAATGATGGGTTTTGTTATCGTACCTGCACAACCATTTGGTTATAACTTTCTCGGCGGTAAACTTCTGGCTGCAATCTGTACATCACATGAGGTACGTGAGATTGTGAATAAGAAATATGATATGAACCTTTGTCTATTTGAAACAACAAGTCTCTATGGAAGTTCCAAGACTGTTTCACAATATGATGGTATGAAACCGTATATCAGATACAAAGGTCTAACTGATTCTGATTTTCTACCTATGATGCATGGTAAACCTTATTCAGAACTCCGTGATTTCGTACAAGACAAGGTTGGTCAATTAGTTGAGGATGATGCTTCTAGTAAGAAGCTAAAAATCTCCATGAAGATTATATCACTTACTAAAGCAGCACTTAAAGGTACTCCTGAAGGCGGCACATTCCAAGCAACGATTGAGAAGGCTAAAGGGTTGACAGAGCAGAAAAGATATTATACTAGTGATTATGGTTTTAAGAACATGATTGACTATGTAAACTGTAAGACGGATGTGCTTATTCCTGGCGAAAACTATGAAAAACACAATCTGGTAAACTTGATTGAATGGTGGCGAAACAAGTCCATAAATAGATACGAAACACTCAAATCTGAGAGTAGATTAAGAACAGAATTAGAAATCTGGACCTCAGGCAAAGATATTCAAATCATCAGATAAATATTTAAATCGACAGGAACAATGATGGCTAGCAAACAAGAAATTCAAAACCTCTACACACAACTAGTTGTTAGTGTTGTTAACAGTAATAAAAATTTAGATTCACAAAAACCAAGTTTTGATTTCAAGTCAGCAGATAAACTTATACTAAGAGTTGGCAAACGAACCGACTTTAAATCAGATTTTGAAAAAACACTTAAAAATAGTAAAGTTCCATTTGTGTCTAAATTAATTTCCGGTTCTTCTTTTCAATCAACAGTCGTTGATTTTACACAATATTACTCGGGATTAAAACCACTTACAGTAATGTATAAAGAAGGTGGTGGTAATTCAGATAAACCAGCAAAAGTTAAGACCGCATGGCAAGAACGTGGCGCAGCATATATATTTGAACAATCATTAGTCAACAATGTGAACTATGAAAGAAAGATTGATGTTGCATTATCCAAACTAAAGGTTGGTCGTGATGTGTTATCAAAAAAAGTTTTGCCTGAAGATGTATTATTAGAAGCATTCAAAGATGATTTGCCGAAATTAAGAGATATATTTGAAGTCAAAGGTAATTCTGGTTTTCCTTATATTGATTGGTTGAATTCTTTTTATTTCAGTCAAAAAGTTTTGTTAGCCAAATATTCAAGTTCAACATTTCAACGATTTGAACGTGATGGTGGTTTTATGGATTATATTTCAAAACTAATCAACAAAAAATTCAATATCTCACAGAAAGATACCTGGAATCCAGCTGACGTATGGGCAGTTAATGGTTCACCTAGTTCAATTGAGAAGTATATTGATGACCAAATGACAAAGATTATGGATTACAAAGATGCTGCGGCCAAATATGATGGCGCACAACTTGAAAACTATATTCGTGCGGGTACACTTTTCTTAAACTCGGTATTAATTGATTTATTGATGGGTAAAAATCCAAAAGTTGTCGGCATATCTCTGAAACTGACCGACAGCGGCGCACATATTGAAGAAGTTAATTTTGATAAAGTCAAAGAAAAGGTTGAAGAAAACAAAGCATTGATTGACACAGTGGCTGATGCCTTTATTGTGGATCCCAAAAATGACTTCACTTGTAACTTTGCAGTAACATCTGGTGCAACATCTAAAGGCACCTTTACACAAGATGTTAAGGTTTTTGCTAAAGATAAACATACTGGTGACGGTTACAATTTTCAAATTAAGGCAAACTCATCTGAGAGTACTACCGGCAGCAACTTAAAATTTGAATTGACTATTCAGGGTAAAGGTGCTGCTCGTGGAGGTAAAGTTCCAGTTGAACTTGTTGTTACTCTTGTTAATAAGATTAACCGTGGTGCATTTGTAAATGACTATAAACAATATCCAAGAACAACAAAAGATTTTTTGGATAATTTGGAAAAGGGTAAAAATTATAAAAAAGTTTTTAATAAAGTCAAGGATAATTGCAAAGACATTGGTGTCAGTTATGAGGGATTTGTTGGAAATGTTACCGAAGCCTTTAATAATGGTGGCGCCATCGCAACCAACGCAACTTGTAAATTAATGGGATTAGAATTCTTGTATTTCCTTTTAACCATTGATGTAAAGAAAATGATGGGTATGATAACTGACATGTCATTTCTAGCACAGAAGAAAAATATCAAATCGTTTGATACTTTCGGTCCTTTTATAAAGATATCATAAAATGCCATTAACAGAATTTGATAAAGTTATGAAAGAATACCAGGATCTAGAAGATGATTTTGGTTTCTCTGCTGTATCCGAAGCGGAATACAATTCAGTAATCAACAAGACAGCCGAAACTGCTGATGATTATAAAACACGATTAGCGGAAGTGGAGAAGATGATTATCCCTTTCCTAAAGAAACTACATAGTACAGGTGATAAAGAATATATCTACTGGCCTAACCGTAAACCTGCAATTGAAAAACAAATAGAGAAGATATTAAAACTAACTAGAGGTTGATTATGAGTGCTACTGTGATTATACCAACTACGGGTGTACCGGAGTTGAAAGGGGCTGTTCAATCCATACTTGAACAAACCTATGAAACAAAATGTTATGTGGTTTCGGATGGTATGAAACACCATTCCAAAACAAGAATCATTACAGATGACTTCCTTTCCAGAAAGAATTTGGAAAGATGTTATCTACCCATCAATGTCGGTGCCAACGGATTCTATGGCCACCGAGTCTATGCTGCATTTACCCACCTGATTGACACCGAATATGTACTGTATTTGGATCAAGATTGTTGGATGGATCCAGAACATGTAGAAACATGTATCAACACAATCAAAGAAAAGAAACTTGATTGGACATATTCCCTTAGAAAAATTTGTGATAAAGATGGCAACTATATCACCAATGATGACTGTGAATCACTTGGTAAATGGCAAACTTACCATGGAATTAACCATATAGATACTAATTGCTATTGCCTTAGAACAGAAATTGCGATAAAATTAGCACAAGTATGGCATGGTGGCTGGGGACAAGATAGAGTTTGGTTACAGGCTCTCTCACAATACTTTCCTAACTTTGATTGTACTGGTAAGTATACAATGAACTACAGAGTAGATGGAAATCCAGGTTCTGTTAACGCAGACTTTTTCCATAATGGTAATAAAATAATGAATGACAAATATAATGGAGTTTTCCCATGGCGAAAAATTTAATAATCGGTGCATTTTCTGGTTACAACTACAATCAATTAAAACCTTGGGTTGAATCTATTGATTTGTGTGGCTTCAAAGGCAGTAAAGTAATGATTGTTGGTGATGCAGATGATGATACTTGTGCTCATCTCATACACCATGGTTTTGAATTGATTGCAATGCCAAAAATCAATGCACCAATTCATGTTGCAAGATTCTGGTCAATATATGATTATCTCTATCGTAATCCAATATATGATATCGTTGTAACCACCGATGTTAAAGATGTTTATTTTCAAAGAGACCCATGCAAATGGATTGATGATAACAGAGATGACAAATCTTTGGTGGCTGGTTCAGAATCTATTCGTTATCAAGATGAACCATGGGGCAATGAGAACTTACTTCAAACTTACGGCAATGATGTTTATAATAGATTCAAAGGCAACATCATTTTTAATGTAGGAACCATTGGTGGTAAATCCCATTATGTTAGAGATATGTGTTTCAACATATTCACCAATGCAATCAACAGGCCAATTCCTATCGTTGACCAGGCGGTCTATAATGTGTTATTGAACACACAACCATATAAAGATAATGTATTGTTCACTAATCAAGAAGATGGATGGGCAGTACAACTTGGTACAACTGGTGACCCATCAAAGATAAACCAATTTAGGCCATTCTTAACTGAACCAGAACCTATATTCAATTATCATTCCAAAACAATTACCACAACAGCTGGAATACCACATTGTATTGTACATCAATATGACCGTGTGCCTATTTGGAAAAGTTTGATGATGAATAAATTTGGCCAAGAAGAGGTGACATTATCTGGCCCAGAATATTTTACTTATAGGACAACTTAAAATGGATTTTGAACAAGAATATCAAGACGCCTGTTCCAGAAATACTGATATGCATGAGCATTTGCCGTGGATATCAGAACTAACTAAGGAATGCAATCACACTACAGAACTAGGTGTTGGTTCGGCTCAAAGTACCAGAGGGTTTTTGAGGTATGCCAGAGAACATCACAGTTATGAAATTGAACCATATGATTTTGCAATTGAATACTTTAGAAATGCAAAAAATGCTGGCCGTAATGTAACACTACATACAGCTGACACCAGAAAAATTGAGATTGCTGAAACTGATTTGATGTTGGTTGATAGTTATCATTCATATGACCAAGTTAAGATTGAATTGGAATTACATGCCAACAAAGTCAGAAAGTATATTCTATTCCACGATACGACTGCATTTGGTGACAGAGGTCAAGGTGGAGAAAACGGTGTTTGGCCAGCAATTCAAGAATTCTTGGATGCAAATACACAATGGGTGTTAGTTGAAAGAAGAACTAATAATAATGGTATGACTTTGATTAAGAGAATTGGATAAACTATGAAAACTTTGCTTGATATTATACATGAAAAGAATTTGAACAATGTAACTCATCCTGAGTTTGGTACAGATAAAGAATATGACCATATGTACTGCACTGGTTTCTATGATAAAGAATTCTTGAAGTACAAAGACAAAAAAATTATTTTATTGGAAGTGGGTATTGCTAAAGGTGGCAGTATCGTTCTATGGGATGAATACTTTGATGATGCTTTTATCTTTGGTATTGATAACCGTGAACAAGGCGCAATAGAGAAAACTAAACATTTATCTAATGTACAGATTCTATATGCTCATGCTTACAGTGAAGAATTTGTAAACAGTATACCGATGTGTGATATCATTATTGAAGATGGCTCACATCATTTTGAGGACCAAGTGAAATCAGTTCAACTGTATCTTAAAAAGTTGAAACCAGGTGGTGTCTTTATTGTTGAAGATATTGCAAAAATGGAATATTGTGATGAATTCAAAAAATATGTTCCAGATTCTATGACATATGAAGTGGTTGATGTGCGAGATATTTCTCCAGAACCAGATAGTATTCTGTTCGTTGTAAGAAACTAAAATGGCCGATTTATCATTTATACACATGGCCACCCCACACAAAGTGGTGGCCACCGATCATATCATAAGTAATCTGAGAAAGTATCATTCTGATGCCTATTATTTCTTGTCATCCGATGGCATTGATGATTTATCTGATATAGCCAAGAAATATAATTGTGAATATAAATTTTACGAAAATAGATTTGGTTCAACTAATGTAAATGGTGGTTATGGTTATCCAGTAGAAAAGATTATTGCTTGGTTGACCAGATTCTATGAAGTTTGTCTGCGGTGCAAGACATCACATATACAGATGATGGAAGATGATGTTTGGTTGTTGAAACCAGTTACTGTCAAAGATGAATGGGAATTGGCTGCACATTTGAATAAACCTGGTGATAATTTGATATCTGAGGTTGTGCATGATATGATTGAACAATATTCAGGCAAAAGGCCTTTGACAAAATATTTTGGTGCTGGTGGTGGAACAATATTTAAAGTATCTACCTTTATTGATAACTATGATAATGTTGTTAAATTCCTAAAAGAATATGGTGACCAAGTACGCAATTCATGTCCTCCATTCGGTTCGATAGATGTATTCATGGTTGTATATTATTTTCTATGTGGAAAAGATTATACAGTAAATCCATATATGGTAGATGCACACGCACATAGACCTGGATTTGATTTTGAAAGTTTCGTAAGTAATTTGTCTCCTGAAGTTGAGATTATTAACAACTATAAGAAATGGTATTGGAATGAGTGATATTAGTATTGTAACAGCATTTTTTGATATTGGTCGTGGTGATTGGACACCTAGCAAAGGCCTGCCGCATTATCTAGAAAGAAGCACTGAGACATACATTGAAAGATTTTCACATATGTGTAAATTGGAAAATGAAATTGTTGTATTAACTTCTCCACATTTGGTTGAAAGACTTGAAGAAGTTTGTGCAGATAGAATGGATAGAACTAAAATCATTGCTCTTGATGTACAGAAACAATTTGCCTCAATGAGAGAGAATATTGAAAGAGTACAAAAAAGTTCAGAATTCAAAAATGCAGTTATGCCATCACAATCAAAGAATCCAGAATATTGGAATCCTGATTATGTTTTGGTTACTGATTTGAAGGCTTACTTCACACACTATGCAATAGGCAAGAAATTAACAACCAATGATATGGTTGCATGGATTGATTTTGGTTATTGTAGGTCTGAGAAGAATATTCCACCAAGTAAAAAGTGGTCATATGATTTTGATCCAGAAAAGATTCATTTATTCTCATATAAAGATTTTGATAGAAGTACACCAGTATCTCAGGCAATTCTATCAAATGATGTTTACATTCTTGGTGCAAAGGTTGTTGCACATAAAGACAAATGGCCAATCTTAGAGGGATTGATGCGTGAATCTTTCAATAAGTTGTTGGATAATAATTTAGTTGATGATGACCAAGGCCTTTGGTTAGTTTCTTATTTGTTACATCCAGAAAGTTTTCAATTACACAAGATACCTGACCATCAATTAGGACATGATCCTTTTGTATTATTCAATGATTTTAATTTGAAGGGAACATTATAATGAATCTAGTATCACAAGATACAGCAATATTAATTACAGCCTATACTGGCGGTAACGATCCATCTCATTATAGTTGTGGTGATGATAATGTTATAATGAGTAAAAGAAAAATGGCCAAAACTCTGGTAAAATATTTAAGAGAAACTGGTTATTATATTTGTTTATCTTCACATTCAACCTTGGATGAAGAAACTCAGAATCTATGCCATTCTTTTATCTATGATTCAGATAATCGTTGGCAAATAGATGGAATTCCTAAACGACCAAACCATGGTGTAGCGGAATTATCTGCTATACATAATGGAGTAAATATGCTCAGTCGTTATGGTTTTAAAAATATATTTAAACTTTGTTATGACCAACATCCAGATTTGGATTACACGAAATTGATTAAAAAATACGAATCATTAGATAAAAAATTGGTTACATTTAAATATCCAGGTGTTTTAGCAACTATGTGTTTTTATGGTAGTATCGAATTCTTTAAGGAAACATTTCCTATGAGTGAGATATATCGTGCTGAATCAGCATTGGAGAATGCATGGCATGATTCTGTTAGAGACCGTGGAATGATGGACTCAGTTTATGGTTATTCTTCTTTTAATGAAATGTTAGAATTGCCTGCTGGTGAATCCCCACATTTTGCAATACTAGGCAGTAATTTAAATGAATACAATTATCAATAAAAGTTTCCTATGATAAGTATAATAATTATTGATTCTTTGTATTATGATTTAAGAGCACTTAAAAAAACAATGGAGACACTAGGAGACAAAGTTACTAAAATTTATTGGTTCTCTGACCTTCCTTTTCCTGAAGAAAACTTTTCTATACCTGTTGTATGGACCAAGATAAATAAAATAAAAAATTATAATGATGATTATGGTTATATAAGTTTAAAAATATGTCCACATGTGTGCATAGAGCCTTATAATCTAACTATACATAATGATGGATTTGCAGTTAATCCAGAAGCTTGGACTGACGAGTTCTATGAATATGATTATATTGGAGCTGTTTGGGGTGATGGTGTTATTGGTAATGGTGGGTTCACTTTAAGATCCAAAAAGTTATATGATGCTTTGAGGGATATGGATGTATCGTATACCACATTGCCTGAGGACGATATTATATGTAGAGTACACAGAAATACATTGGAATCGAAATACGGAATTAAATTTGCTCCGGAACCTATTGCCAATAGATTCAGTATAGAGTATAATCTGAGTTCGGAGTGGTTAGGTAAGAGTTTAGGTTTTCATGGGAAACATGGAATTCACAAATATTATGGAGATGGTTTATGGGAGTTTATGGGAAATACAATGAATGCTAATGAAATGGTTGATTATCTTTCTAGAGAAAAAATCAAGTATGTAAAAAATTATGATAATTATGTAGATGGAGAATTTGTTCAGTATTCTGGACAATTTTGGGATCATAAAGAAATGTCGGCCGCTATTGACACATTAATATATGGTGCTTGGGTAGTTTCTGGTGAAAAGGTTGAAAAATTCCAAAATGAATTTAGTAAACGGTTCAATGTAGGTTATTCACATATGGTGAACTCTGGTAGTTCGGCCAATCTGGTATTAATTTCTGCTATGAAAAAGAAATTTGCATGGCAGCCAGGTGATGAGATTATTGTATCTCCCGTTGGATTCCCCACAACTATTGCACCAATTGTTCAGAATGAATTGAAGCCAATCTTTATTGACATTGAATTGAATACCTTAAATTTTGATGTTAATTTGATTGAAGAAAAAATCACACCAAGAACCAAAGCAATATTTGTATCACCTGTTTTAGGTAATCCTCCAGACATGGACAAAATTGTTGCTCTATGTGAAAAGTACAATATAGTTCTATTAGGTGATAATTGTGATTCTTTAGGAACCAAATGGAACGATAAATTAATCACCGACTTATATTATGCTTGGACATCATCTTTCTATCCAGCACACCATATCAGCACGGGTGAAGGTGGTATGATATGTTCAAATGATGAAGAATTTATTAAACTTTCTAGAAGTATATCTTGGTGGGGCCGTGATTGTTATTGCATTGGCGCAAATAATATGCTTGAGTGTGGTACTTGTGGTAAACGATTTGACAATTGGATACCAGAATATGATGGTACTATTGACCACAAATACTTGTTTACAAATATTGGGTATAATCTAAAACCTTTGGATTTGCAAGGTGCTATTGGTTCCGAACAACTGTTGAAATTTGATATGTTGGAATCTAAACGCAGAGAATACAAAAATCAAATTCAGAAGATACTTGAAGATAATATCAAAGAAGTTAGAGTTATCAACTCACTGGAATCAGGTGATCCATCATGGTTTGGTGTTCCAATTTATTGTGAATCACAAGGCCTCAAAGAATTCCTGGTGTCTCATTTTGAGTCCAATAAGATCCAAACAAGAAATTATTTTGCTGGCAATATTCTTGTACATCCTGGTTTCAAACATTTGGATGATGCCAAAAAATATCCAAATTCAAATCTTGCTTTGACAAATGTATTCTTTATCGGTTGTTCACCTCTATACAATGATAAGATTTTGAGTTACATTGAAAAGGTTTGTAAAAAATGGAACGATTGATTGGTGTACTAGGTGCTGGATTTGTTGGAGGTCGTTATCACGAATTAACACCAAATTCAGTAACCAATGACAAATATGATTATGAACCTAAATCTGATGATATTGTTTATTTCATTTCAACCATAGACAATTATAATGTACACACTAATCCTTATTTGGACATAGATACAAATTTAACGGTTCTTATAAAAACATTGGAACACTGTAAAGGTAAACCTGTAACATTCAACTTTATAAGTTCTTGGTTTGTTTATGGTGATGTAGAATTACCAGCAAAAGAATCTTCATATTGTGATCCAAAAGGATTCTATTCCATCACTAAGCGTGCGGCCGAACAATTGTTGATATCATATTGCGAAACTTTTGATATTAAATATCGTATCATTAGGTTAGCTAATGTTTTAGGTAAGACTGATTCTAAAGTTTCCAAGAAAAAGAATGCTCTACAATATATGATTGAAGAAATTAAAAATGGTAGAGATGTTGATATGTATGATGGTGGAGAAATCTTTAGGGATTATATTCATGTTGATGATGTGGTACAAGCAATTAATCTTATAATTGATAATGGTGAATTGAATACCATTTATAATGTTGGTAATGGTAAAGAAATATACTTAAAAGATGCTTTGACTTATGTTAAAAATAAAACAGATTCCATGTCTATGTTAAAAAATATAGAATCAGCAAAATTTCACCAAAAAGTACAGACAAAGAATATGGTATTAGATATTTCAAAAATACAAAGATTGGGATACAAACCTAAATTTGATATCTACCAAGCTTTAGATACCTTGATATAATGTCTCAAGGTTACTTCCTAATTGCTATAGGTCAAAGATACATTCTTGAGGCCTCACTTCTAGCAAATACAATTAAGAAACATGATACAACAAGACCTATTTGTTTGTTAATCAATCCAGAAGATTTGGATTATGCAAAGTCTTTTGGTTGTTTTGATGAATATACTCCATTTGATACAACAGTGGATGAAGAAACATACAAAGATTGTAATAATAACTTTGAGAAATTTTGTATCTATGCCAGAGTAAATTTTGATAAGATTCTACCTTATGATGAAACAATCAATTTGGACAGTGATGTATTGTGTCAATACAATCCAGACCATCTTTGGGATTATTTGGCCAAATCAGAATTTCCAGTCAGAACACTAGGTAAGAAAAAGTGTGATGCACATTGGCATTGGAATCAAGGATACAATATCTCAAACATCGTAGGTAAGCATATACCTGCTGTCCATTGTGGGTTCATATATATTAGAAAGAGTAAAACTACACATAGGTTTTATGCATCAGTTAGAGAAAAGTTTTTGAACTACGACAAGTATGGATGTAAAAGATTCTTTAGAATGTCCAGAACAGAAGAAGCTTGTTATTCGTTGGCATTCTCTGAGTTTGATGTTAGTCCAATTGAGTACCATGAATATCCTGTAATGACATTCAATTTAGACAAGGACGAAATTTTACCATCAAAGAAACAAATATTGATAGATGATAATAATGTTCCCTTTGAGATGACAAATTACATTCCATTTATTCATATGTGGGAAAAAATGGAAGGTGATAATTTCAAATCGTTATATGAAAGAATTATGAAATGAATTTTTATGTAAGACAAACTGACGCCTTGGGTGATTTTTTGAATTGTGTTCCGGTATTGGCTGGCCTTCACAACAAATTTGGCAAATTTAATTTAATTGTTAAACACCAAACTGCAAAATTTAAAGGTTTTAAAGAATTCTTGATGTATCAGGATTTGTTTCATAATGTTTACTTTGACAATGAGTTTCAAGGTGAAGTAATCTATATGGACAATTGGGGTTCTGAAGGCGAATATAAAAGAAATCCTAATAGACCAATTGAAACCTGTAAATATGAAAACTTTCTAAAAGATATCTATAAACTGGATTTTGAAGTTGATGATAAGTTCATATTGAAATATCCAAAATGTGATGTAGAAATCAAAGACACTTATTATGTTGGTGACCGATGGGATCACTTCAGTACCGATAATAGAAGAAAAACAAACATTCTATCTCACCTCAAAGATTTTGAATTTATTGATTTCAATAATGACCTATTGACGAATTGTTACATCATCAAAGAATCTAAAAAACCATTTATCACAAACTTTACTGGTGTCGGCATGATGGCTGATTTACTTGATAAAGAATTGTTTTGTGTTTGGAAACCAGAAGATTGGAATCCTGAATGGATTGTTGGTGATGGCATTACATGGGACAATGGAAAGAACATCAACCAAGTATTTGAGAAACACTTCTATCTGGACCGAAAAGCAAAATTAGTTCATGCAAGTGAATTGGAAAAATACCTATGATTATTAATGTTAAACATGGAGTTTTTGGTGATGGTGTAAAAAACGGTGATTTGATTGCCGTGGCCAATGTTGTTGTATATCTTAGAAAAGAACAAAATAATCCAGATATAAAA